ATTCCCAGATCAGGTAGTACCTGATTCAGTAAAGAATAGTTATGACTATGGTATCCAGGTAGGGCGGGCTATAGAAAACGAATGGTTCAGGCAGGACATTGGGGGCGACAGGTATTTACAAAACTTTCAAAACTATCATAAGTTAAGATTGTATGCGAGAGGTGAACAACCTGTTCAAAAATATAAAGACGAATTATCTATTAATGGTGATTTATCTTATTTAAATTTAGATTGGAAAATTGTACCTGTTATACCTAAGTTTGTAGATATTGTAGTAAATGGTATGACTGATAAAGGTTATGAAATAAAATCTTTTGCTACTGATCCATTTGCACTAAAAGAAAGAACTGATTTTGCTTTTAATGCAATGCGTGATATAATTAATAAAGAGTATATTGAGCAAATGAATGCAGCTACGGGGCAAAATTTTTATGCTTCAGCGCAGCCTGAAAAGCTCCCTGCATCAAGAGACGAATTAGATCTTTATTTGCAGCTAAATTATAAACAAAGTGTTGAAATTGCTGAAGAAGAAATTATTAAAAATGTTTTTTCTTTTAATAAATATGATGAAATACAACGTCGGATTGCTTATGACTTAGCTGTTTTAGGTATTGGAATATCTAAAACTAATTTTAATTTATCAGAAGGTATTACAGTAGATTATGTAGATCCTGCTAATGTAGTTTATTCTTACACTGAAGATCCAAATTTTGACGATATATATTATGTAGGTGAAGTTAAAAATTTAAGTTTATCAGAAGTAAAAAGACTATATCCCCAACTTACAAATGAAGACTTAGAAGAAATACAAAAATATAAAGGGCCTAGCAATTATAGTAATTATACAAGAAACTATAAAGGGCAAGATGATAATAATTTAATATCTGTATTATTTTTTGAATATAAAACATACACAAATCAAGTTTTTAAATTAAAAAATACTGATCAAGGATTAGAAAAAATATTAGAAAAAAACGACACTTTTAATCCCCCTGAAAATGATAATTTTAGCAAAGTTTCAAGAAGTATAGAAGTATTATATACAGGAGCAAAAGTTCTTGGTTTAAATAAACTTCTTGACTGGAGTTTAGCTGAGAATATGACTCGCCCGTCTTCAGATGTAACTAAAGTAAACATGAATTACTCTATTTGCGCTCCTAGAATGTATAAAGGAAGAGTCGATTCTCTTGTAAGTAGAATTACAAGTTTTGCGGATATGATTCAGCTTACACATTTAAAACTTCAACAGGTATTGTCTAGAGTTGTTCCTGATGGAGTTTATTTAGATATGGATGGACTTGCGGAAGTTGATTTAGGGAATGGAACTAATTATAATCCAGCAGAAGCGTTAAATATGTATTTTCAAACAGGTAGTATTGTTGGGAGGTCATTAACGCAAGACGGAGATTTAAATAGAGGCAAAGTGCCTATTCAAGAATTACAGTCTTCAAGCGGGATGGCAAAAATACAGTCATTAATATCTACTTATCAATACTATTTACAAATGATAAGAGATGTTACAGGATTAAATGAGGCAGTTGACGGGAGTACACCAGATAAAAATGTATTACTTGGTTAACAAAAACTAGCCGCAGTAAACTCAAATGTGGTGACAAAACATGTATAAAAAGTTTTAATGTCTATTACAATTAAAACAGCCGAGAATATAAGTTTAAGAGCTAATGATGCTTTACAATTCCCATTAACAAAAGATGCATTACTTAATAGCATAAATACTTTTAATGTTAATACTCTTGAGGAAATGGAAAAAGTAGCAATGCATGATTTTGGTATATTTTTAGAATTAGAACCTGATGAAGAAGAAAAAGCTAAGCTTGAGCAAAATATTCAGGTTGCGTTACAATCAGGCGGAATTGATTTAGATGATGCTATCGATGTGCGTCAAATATCAAATTTAAAATTAGCTAATCAATTATTAAAATTAAAAAGAAAAGAAAAAGCAGCCAGAGATCAACAAGCTAATCAAGCGAATATACAGGCTCAAGCTCAAGCGAACGCTCAAGCGTCAGAAGCCGCTGCATTAGCAGAGGTACAAAAACAACAAGCTTTAGCAGAAACAAAAGTACAAATTGAAAAAGCTAAGTCAGATTTTGAAATAGCTAGAATGGAACAAGAAGCGTTAATTAAGAAACAATTAATGGCTGAAGAATTTAATTACAATATGCAACTTGCTGAAATACAGGCATCTGCAACTACTAGAAAAGAACAAGAAATAGAAGATAGGAAAGACAAGCGTGTACGAATACAAGGAACACAGCAGTCAGAATTAATTGATCAAAGAAAAAATGATTTATTACCTAAAGATTTTGAATCCGCGGGTAATGATAATTTAAGTGGATTTGGCTTAGAACAATTTGAGCCGAGATAAAGTTTATTAACTAATTTTATATTATTATATTATGTCAACAGAAGTAAAACAAGAAGGAGAATTTAAAATTAAAAAAAGAACTCCAAAAAAATTAATTGGAAATGAAGAGGTTATTAAAGTAGACCTTTCAAAACCACCTGTAGAACCTAAAAAAGAAGAAACAAAAGATGCCGTTCAGGAGCCAAGCACAAAGGAAGTGGATGTACATGAATCATCCGGAGATGGCAAAGAGGTGGGAAAAGGAAACACCGAAGAACAAACCTCTGCCGAAAAAACTGAAGAAAAAGTAACAGAAGAATCTCCAATACAAATTATTGAGGATGAAGAAGATAATTCTGAAGAGGCAGGAGTGGCTGGAAGCGATGAAGCTACCGCTACCGCATCGAAACAAAAAGAAGTATTACAGGAAACAAAAGCACAAGAATTACCTGAGGGAGTAAATAAACTTATAAAGTTTATGGAAGAAACCGGGGGAAATGTGCAAGACTATGCTAGGCTTAATGCCGATTACTCAAATGTAGATAGTGATACACTATTGAGAGAATATTATAAACAAAACAAACCTCACTTAGATGCCGAAGATGTAAATCTTTTATTAGAAGATTTTATATGGGACGAAGAAATTGATGAGGCAAAAGATATACGTAAGAAAAAAATTGCGTATAAAGAAGAAGTTGCAAAAGCCAAAAACTTTTTAGAGCAAACAAAAAGCAAGTATTACGAGGAAATTAAATTACGTCCTGGTGTTACTCAAGAGCAACAAAAAGCAATGGATTTTTTCAACCGATATACTGAAGAACAAAAGCGTAATGATGCTGTTCGAGAAGGGTTTATAAATACTACTAAAAATTATTTTTCTGATGATTTCAAAGGTTTTGATTTTAAATTAGGAAATAAAAAAGTAAGATATGGTATTAAAGACCCTAATTCAATAGCAGAAAGCCAAAAAGATCTTACAGACTTTGTTGGGACGTTCCTAGACAAAAACGGTCAAATGAAAGATCCTGCTGGTTATCATAAAGCAATTTACGCTGCGCGAAATGCCGATACTATGGCAACTCATTTCTACGAGCAAGGCCGTGCCGACGCCATTAAAGAACAAGTTGCTAAAACCAAAAATATTACTACTGAGCCAAGGCAAACTGCCCCTGGTGATGTATTTGTTAATGGTTTAAAGGTAAAAGCTATTAGCGGTTTAGATTCTTCAAAATTAAAAATTAGAACAAAAAAATTTAACAATTAAAATTTAAAAAATGGCAAATGTAGTACCCTCGTTTGGGTCAATTAAACCTAGTCAGAAACAACAGGTTCTGTCTACAAATTATCTGCAATTTACAGATAAAGCTGGCGATGATTTTTCAGATTTCGCAGCACAATATCTTCCTGAGATCTACGAACAAGAAGTAGAGCGATATGGAAACCGAACTCTTTCTGGATTTCTACGTATGGTAGGAGCAGAAATGCCTATGACTTCAGATCAAGTAATTTGGTCAGAACAAAATAGATTGCACATTGCATATAACGACGTAACTAAAGCAACTGCAACTACTTTAACTTTTGTACTTAACGCAACTCCTGGCCCTAACTTTGTAGATAATGTGATTTCTAAAAATCAAACTATCGTAGTTATGGACCCTGCAACAGGTACTGAAGTAAAAGCTTTGGTTACTAATAGTGTTGACACTTCTGCTGTACTTGCTACAATTACTGTTGCT